CTGGTAGATGACGGCCGCCGATTCCTGGATGTCCCCGTTGCAGAGAACCGGGATCACCTGATCCGCCCCATGCGCCGAGAATTGGAACTGGTTCTCGCCGGCCACGTGCTTCAGGAAACCCGTCCCAAATAGAGCGTGGTCGATCCATTCGACGACCGTCATGTCCAGGTTCAACTTGAACCACATCGCCCGGATGTACTTGTGGACGGTATCGGCCTGCTTCTTGTAGGCGTCCACAGAGGAGGTGACGTCTATCGTGGGCCGGATCTGACTGAGGGAGGAAAGAGCCTCGCGGCGCATGTCGCCGAGGTATCCGTCGTAATAGCGGGACTTGTAGGCGGGGCGGTTCTCACCGTAAAACTTGCCCTCGATTAGGTCAATAACTTTGTCGATCTCCTGGAGGTCTTTCCAGGATCGCATCTCTTCCTGGCCTTGGCGGAGGAGGGAGTCACGCCACGCTAAAAGACGGCGTTCGTACCCCGAGGCTCGGTCAATAGAGCCGGACTTTCGCTGGATATCCGCTCGTGGGACGATCGCTAAAGAGGCCATTCGGTATCACCATTCGTCCCACGGCAGAGCGGAATCAATGGCGGGCCTTTGGCTTGCGGGTTGCCCGATGCGGAGCGTTCGGTTGCCGGGGGTCGTTACCGCCCTTGACCTTTCTACCGCTCCCCTTGCGTCGCTTCATGATGGAAGCCTCCTGCCGCTAGTTTATGCTGGATTGGCCGGCTGCGCAACCGCCTTCTTCTCGGCTTCCTTGAGATCCTGAAGAGTAGCGGTGGCCTTCTGGAACCTCCGGCCGTCTTCAGAGACCTCGCAATTACTGTCGAGATCGGCTGGGTTGGCGAGCCCGTTCCGCTTGCAGTATTCCCGCTGTTGCTGGAAATTTTCAATCAGAAAAGGCTTCGTCTTCCCGTCCGGCCCCTTCTCAAATACCCAATGGGAAAGGTCCTTCCGGTGCCCGTCGTCCAGAGACTTATCGACGTACTTGGCCGTGATCTCCCCCGTCCACACAATCCCGAACTGGCTCGGAATCCTCGTGGTTGGCCCGCCGCACGCGCTACAGGGCTTCTGGGGGTCGTCCCAATGCTTGTAGTACTCGTCGGTGGGGTCTCCTTGGAGAACGCAATCTGGAGACCCGCAGACCTCAGTAAATAGGGGCATACCTACATCTCTCCCAACTCGTACAGAGCCATCATTGCCGCGACAAGAAAATTCCGACCACGAATCCGCAGCACAGGCACACCATCACCAAGCAGATAACCGATACGATCGAAACTTGTATCATTACGCCTCCGGTCCCACGTGGGACTTTTCAGGAAGCACTCCGGCCTTCCGTCCGGCGATATCGGACAGGGACAACAGTGCTCCGTGAGCGAACGCCAGTTCGTCCTTGGTCAGATCCCCCTGAAGTATTGCCGCCCTGACGGGGGCTAACAGGTCCACAACTCGCAGCATCACTCCGCCTCCGTCGATGCCGGCGACTCAATCAGATTCCCGAACAGCTCGCTGCCGAGCGCCTGCCGCAACGCCGTGATTGGCCCCCCAGCGGCAAGCGCGACATCCGACAAGTTCGCCACCCTATCGCGAGAGATGCTGACGTTGAAGGACTTAGCCTTGAAGTCTCGTCCCCTTCCGTACACTTGACCGATAAATATACCTCCGTCGTCGCGCTTGAACCCAGTGAACCCGAATCCGTTTTCGCGCTTATCCACTGACGGATCGCGCAGCATGCTCAATACCAAGTCATGAGCGGCGGGAAGGTATATCTCATCCTCATCCTTCCTACGCCTTACTTCACCTCGGTCAAGCAGGCGGAACTCTACGTCTATCGTGTTTTGGCGGCACACCACCTCGATATCCGCCCCCTCGCACTGCGCATCGAATTCGGGGGCGTCCATCCCGCGCATAACCACGCTGCCTCCGTTCCGTCGGAGCAGTTCAAATGCCAGTATTTTGTGCTTATCTCTCTCGCATTGGAACATCACTTTTCATCCTCCGATCCTGCCGGCTTGGCTAGGTCCTCAAACAGCTCGCTGCCGAGAGCCTGCCGGATCAGCTTCGCCAGCGACGTCCCGTCTTGGAACTTCCCGCCGAGAAGCTGCTCGATCTCCTCCTTGTCCTTCGGCATCACCCGGAAGACCTCAGGGAACCCGAAGTTGCCCATGTTGTACTGGAGCGGGTCGTTGTCCATGATCGTGTTGATAATGTCCTGGATCAGGTCTTTGACCGACCGGCCCTGCATCTCTGCCGGCTCCTTGTAGTACTCCTCGTACACCGGGTCCACCGAAATCTTGAAGGTCAACTTACCCTCCTCGATTCCCGACGCCTCCGACAAGAGCGGGATGAGGTCCTCTCCGCACTCCGGGTCCAAGCCGGTGGCCTCGGTGATTCGAGCCATCTCGTCCGGGGAGAGCATCATGCCGCCGCCCGAGGTGTCGTGGAGCAGGGACTCGGCCAAGGTGGACAATTTCTGGACTTCGTTCGAGTCGCCCTCAACCAGCCCCACGAGAACCGGGACCTCTTCTGGTTTCAGATCGACCTGTAAGTTAAATCGCACGGTAGAAGGCTTTGCCATGGCCCTATACTATCCCCTTTCCCCCTTGACTGCAAGGGATCACAAATCCGCCTCGGTTAATTCGTACACCTGACCCTCGGGACGCTTTCCCATCATCGCCATCACGCCATCGAATTCCAACTTACTCTCGTGAGGGGTCTCCAGCGGCTCTGCCCGTAGCTGGATCGACCCGCACTCCGGGCACCGATATTCCCGCTCCGGGTTGTCGCAAACCCACGGCCAGCTTCCGTCAGCATCCCTCGACTCCCCGAACCGGCAAGATCCGCAGTAGCAGCGGAATCGCGCCGGCCGCTGGACTTCAACGAGACTGGGGACGCGGACCCGGCCCACTTCATCGCAATCAAGTTCGTGACTACAGTAAAGAGAAATCATGCCGGCCAAGAGCACGTCATCGTGGAAGCCTGACTCGGCACCCATCGATCGGGACTCCATGTCCTCTTTCTGGTACGTGGTCATTTCCTCGGCGAAAACCGAAGACCGAATCACCCACGCCCTCGAAAGAAGCCAGTCCACGGCCGTCTGGTGAAGCTTAGATTTGGAATCGACCTTAGTCCACCAATGCCACTTATTCGACATCGGATTCACCGAGTCTTTGTGCTTCCAGCGGAAGATGTTCGGGTACTGGTAAATGTAGAGAACGTCGTCGCCCGTGGTCTGGTAGGTGTTGTACTCGATGCACATCATCGCATCGTTGTACCAGCGCCCGATCACGTTGCAGTAGAACGCCAATTCCTTCGGCTTCGTTCGATTGTCTCTCCAGATCGCCACCTGCTCATCCGGCTCCCCGAAAGCCTTGCCGATCTTGTTCACGAAGATGACGCTGTAGTCCTGCCCGATTCCTTCGCTGACATCCACGCCGACCGCGTACTGCCTCCCTGACTGCGGCTCCTCCCACACCCAGAATGGAGTTTCGTCGTGTCGGTGATCGACGTTGCACCCCTTCACGTAGCAGTATCCATCCGGCCCGAAAGCCCCGTGGATCTCTCCGGCGTCCCGGTAAATCTTCCCCTTCTTGATCGGGTCGTCACTGATCGTGCTGGCCACCCAGTTGCGGCAGGCGTCGTTAAACATGACGTAGCCGCTTACCTGGAAGGCCTCCTCGGCGGTGACCGCTTGTTCGGCGGTCCATTGCTTCTTGGCTACCTCACCCTGCTCCTCGGCCGCCTCCCGGTTATCCTGGTGCCAATAACACTGAGCGTCTGTCAACAACATCGGGATGAGCGTGCCGACCTTGCAGTCCGGGCAGGCAGACCCAGCCACGGGCTTGCCGAACACGACGCCCTTCTTGTACTTTCCGCATCCTTGGTTATTGCACCGGCACCATTCCCTCTTGGTGCGGTCCCGCATGACCTGCTCCGCCTCCTGAATACGCCATCCGTTCGGAGGGGCGAGGACGCGCGTGGTCTCAAAGAAGCTCGGAAGAAACAGGGGGTACCACTTCGGATTACGGCCGGAGTCGAGACGATTTTCCCAAGACCTCCACATCCTGTGAGATGCCCGGCCGGCACCCTCACCCGTGCCTTCCAGGAACCCAAAGACCTCGGGCTCGTCGGCCATGGAGTTGCCCAAATCGGCGTTGACGATCTGCTCCAACTCCTCATCCATAAACCCGCACCATTCTGAAACATGCGCGGCGTCGATGGCGATTCCCTCGCCGACTCCCGAGTACTGATTGGCCCACTGGACCATCACTTTGGAGTTCATGCCGGGGAATCTAGACCGGAGTGAGGCGTCCTCATTTTCAAATACGAGACCCTTCTCCTCTTTTCGGCTGGCCTGCATTGGCTTTAACCACCACGGCATGTGGTCGTAGATGTACAGCATGTAGCCGAACACGTAAGAGGAGTGCGCTTGATCCCTGGAGACGACAATGGCCCTGGTGTTCGGGTAGAACATCGCGCGCCACGCGATCATGGCTTCGATGAGAGTCGAGCAATTGTGGGTGACGAGGCCCTCGGCGATGAACGTCCCGGTCCCGGTCTCTATGTCGATCAGCTCCTTAGACCCCAAGACCTCCGAATCCTGTACGCGGGAAACCCCTTCAGGCGTGATACTGTCGATTCCATACCCAGCCCGCATGCGGCCGGCGGTGAGCCACTGCCCACCAACCTGAAACGGATGGTCCTCACTGCAAACAATTTCACGGCCGGAGTCCAACGTGAGACCCAGCGCCTCTTTCTCGACAGACCATAGCCGGATAACTTCCGTGGAGACGACGGCTCCGCCAACTACGGAACTCACCAAGCCCCCCACTTTCAGGTCCTCGACCTTAACCCAGCCCCGATCCGGCGTCAGCACCCGAGTCCCCTTGCGGAGGGCTCCGAGCTGGCGCGCTTTCAAAATCGCAATCTTCTGGGCCTTACCCTGCGCCTTCAACTCG